CTGGTGATAAATTCCCAAGCCTTTTACCAGTAGCAATTCAAGTAGCTGCTAAAACTGTTGGTTTTGACCTAGTTGGTGTAGTTCCGATGGATTCTCCAGTAGGTTTCTTACCTTATTTGGATTATGTATACCAAGGTGGTAATACTGATACTCAGTACGAACCATTCTTAGTTAAATTGTCTTCTGCACTTAATGCAGCAATTTCAGTTGGACACTATATTCAAGCCTTAACTGGTGCTGCAAGTGGTGTTGGTGCATTTAAATTTCAATTCGTTGGAAAATCTCGTATAGACGGTTTACCAATACTTAAAGTAATAACTGGAGCAACTGATTCAGTTAATACAACTACTGTAGCTGATGCGGTAAGTGCATTAGATAACGTAACTCATAGTGGTACACGTTCATCACCTGACACGAATAACGCAGCTGCAGGTACTGCAGCAGAACCATGGTTAGGTTTTGGTGGAGCTGACGGTATGACTGTTAGTTTAGTATCTGCATTAGAAAATCATATTACTGGTTTTACTTCAGTAAGTGATACTGACTATGCGGCTACTTCATTCCAAGGTCCTTTCTTAAACTCAAGTGAAAATCTTGAAATGGAAGGTATGACTCGTGCAAATGCTGAAAGTTCTAAATTCCGTCAAATGGGTCTTCGTATGTTTACGAAATTCATTGAGGCAAAAGGAGATCAAGTTTCTATTTCTGCAACAGTTGAGCAAATCCAAGATCTTAACCGAGTTTGGAATTTCGACGTAATGTCAATGTTAGAAAACGTTGCTGTTAACGAATTAGCTCAATCTATTAACAAAAAATTAACTGATAGAGTTTTATCTTTAGGTCAAACTCATGCTACTGCAGTTAATTCAGTTGAAGGTTCAGGAATTACCACTTTAAACTTAACAGTTGGAACTGGTTTTGAGAATATCTCAACTTTACAACGTCGTGTTGTTACTAAAATCCTTGAAATGGCTAACTTGATTTATCATAGAGGTCGTTTCGGTGCAGGTACATACATCGTAACAAATGGCCGTGTTGCTTCTGCTTTAGCAGATGTTGCTGGTTATACTTTCGCTCCGTTCAATAACGATTTACCTTCTGGTGCTGGTCAATTATACCCTGCTGGAAAAGTTCACGGTTTAACTGTGTATGTAGATCCAAACTTGAAATTTAGCGATAACCGTATCCATATCGGCCGTAAAGGTGCAGATGAGGAGCCAGGTGTTAAATTCTTACCTTATATCATGGCAGAGAGTCTTCAAACAATTGCAGAGGGAACTTTCTCTCCAAAAATTGGTATGAAATCTCGTTATGCAATCACAGAAGCTGGATGGCATCCAGAAACTCAGTATATCACTATGAACGTAACAGGTCTTGGTGTATTAACTGGTTCAGTTGCTCCATCTACTGGTTACTCTGCATAATCTTAATTGATTAACTAATAACTAAAGTAAGAGGCTTTCCAAAAGAGAGCCTCTTCTTTTTGTGAAAAGACTCGCTAATAAATAACTTTAGTAAATAATAAACTTAAAAATAATAAATTACATATGAAATCAGTACTAAGCTATGAGCAATACCTTTTTGAGAAAAAATCAAATAGCGATCTTGCAACAGGTACGCCTACAAAAGGTAAATCTGTTACTAAACAGGTAAATAACAATTTAACTGCAGGTACACCAAAAGGAAAATCTGTTAAAAAATCAGTTAATTCAAGTACTTCAAGTTTACCAAAAGGTAAAGGATCTGTTCCAGGTAAATCAGTTAAGACCAATACTTCAAGTTTACCAAAAGGTAAAGGCTCTGTTCCGAGTAAAAACGTTGACTCTAAATTTGCTAAGATAACCGTTAAAGGAAGTTCAGTTAATAGGAAAGTTGATTCAGCAATGGCAAAGTTGCCAAGAAAATAATTAATATTATATGAAAGTTAGTGATGGAAATGTTACGGTTACTTATAAAGGAGGAACTGAAGATATGCCTTACCGTAGAGAAATTTTAGTAAATGGTAAATCTTATTTAAGTGGCCAAACTAGCCAGGAAGAGCAACAGAAAATAGCAGATTTTTTAGGAGTAGAGACGGAAATTGATGAAATGTATGAACCTAATCAATTAGCGGAGGTTTTAGGTTATGATAGCGTAGAAGATTTAGCTGCAGCAATTGCAGAAGAATATGGCGTAGAACTAACAATAGGCGAGTCTGATGATAATAATACTGGCGAATTAGATGGATACGAGTTTGGTGATACTAATAATGATACTAATCACAATCCATATGCTGAACCAACCTTTGAATCATATACTTATCGTATAATAGCTGAAGGTAATTCAATAAAAGACCTGGTTGGAAAAGATGAAGGAGACGAATTAGACCTAGATGATGCCCGAGCAATTGGTCGTAAAATTTCTAAAATGAAAGGTGATGACCGTAAAAAATACGTAGGTATTGTTAATTTTATGGGAGCATCTTGTCGAATTTATAATGAAATTTGGGCAAACTATAAACCAGTTGATCCATCTACTAAAAAGTCAAATCGCGGAAAAGAATTCCAAGGCGATAAAAACATCGGTTAACCGTATAAAATGATTGGAGACGGAATAATTGTTGAGTCAATTGCCAGCTTTAAAATTACATGGAAAAATCCAGGTAATGGAATGCAGGCAGTATGGGATCAAGAAAATCAGGTTATTGAAATTCACGGAAGTGATGTTTATCCAGACTTAGATTTTGTTAGCGCAACTGGTCTCTCTACCTATTTTACATATTCAACAGCTGACAAAATTATAGGTTTGTTAAAAAGAATTAATGAAGTTATTAATATTGAATTAACTGAATTATATAAGTCAAATGATCAAGCAAATGAAGCAGTTGAGGCAAGCTTTGCAAATGAAGTTCCTAAACCAAAAGAGCCTGATGCTGACGAAGTAAGCCCTGAGTCAAATGATACCAATACAATTCCTAAAATTAAACCTGAGACTACCGGTACAGACGATGAAGTTACTAATGAGGAAGAACCTAAAGTTGAGCCTAAGTCACCCGAGTCGCCTAGTGAAGGATTTTCATATACTGTAATTGTACATGGAGATAACTTAAGATTTATTGATGCAAGTGTAGAAACCCAAAGTTTAATAGTTAAGCATAAATTATCTAATAATATGGGAGTTAAAAAAGAAATTGAAGAAACTTTAGATAATAGTTCAAGAATTTGGGCAACTGTGCAATTAAGTGGTTTATTTAGTGAAACTCATAACTTTAATTTTGAAAAATTTAATATACAAACTGAGTCAATCAATGAAAATTTATTAGTACAGATAATTCCATCAATGCAGTTAACATTTAAGCCTGGAGAAAAGATGTCAACTCCAGATACCGAAAGGGAAACTTATGTTAGTAAAATTGCACTCACTAAGAATCAAGCTAAATTAAAAGATATAAAAAACGAACTTGCTTTATATAGAAAGTACCTAACCGATAACAATATAGCTGTCCCTACTCAAGAAGAGATTACCGCACATAAAAAACGTACTATTAATAATTAGCAAAGTTCGCTAATAAATAACTATAAAAAATAAGACAAGATGGCAGGTCTACCTCATTTTAAAAATTCAACCGCTGGCCCCGCAAGGTATGAGCCAGTTTACCTTAATCAATTTGAGGTAATTATAATTGCTCCACCCGCAGTTTCGGGTAAATTAGGATTTACACAAAATTTAACACTAGAACATGTTAAAACAGTTGGACCTCTTCCTGAACTTGCAGGTAACGCAGGTGGTCCAATTATTACGCAAAAATATAAATTTGCAGAAAGAGCATATGCAGCGGCTAAACCGCAGACAACTCTTCATAAATTTATAATTACATTTGAACTAAACTTAAATAATACAAATGATAATTATATCTATAATGCATTTAGAGCATGGGCAGATTTAATCTATAATCCAATGACTGGTCAACAAGGTTTAAAAGTAGACTATGCAGGACCAACCGCAAATGCTGCTTCTGTCCAGGTTACAATGTTTAACCGAACTGGTGCAATATTTAGAGAATATGTATTTAGCCCAGTATTTTTAGATGCAACTAAATTGACTGAAAATACACTCGACTATTCATCAGATGGTCAAACAAGTATAGCCACATTAAGTGTACCGTTTGTTGCAGACCGCTATGTTGAAACCCGAGTAGGTCAATAAAAAACATTTATATAAAAATGGAAATGTTTAATGTAAAGCGCCGAGATAATCCATCTATGGATAATTGGTCAGATATAAAGAAACCTGCATTTGGAGGACCCAAAGAAAAGGCTGATTTTGATAAGGCTAAGAAAATTAAATTAAAAGAATATCAACGAATTGTTGAGCGTAATCCTGATGCTGAAGGCGGACGTTTCAATCCAAATTATGACTCTGCCTGGAAAGGATTTACGAGTGATATTATATATAGAACAGCAAAGAAAAAATCATATGAACCCATGTATGCAAAAACAACAATTGCAGTAATAGATGCAATAGAAGAAGGAAATATTATTAGATTCGAAGAATTTATTAATGAAAACATAAAAAACAAATTTGAAGAAGAAGAAGAAGACGATCAATTCTATTTAGAAGAAGATAATGACGTTGATGATGAAGTTGATACATTCAATGAATTTGAAGAAGAAGAAAAAGTAGACTTAGGCTATGAAGTAGATGAAGAGCAATTAGATAAATTATTAGAAGAATTTGGAGATGAGCTTCAAACTATGATTACTAATATTTGTGAAACTATGGAAATGGAAAAATCTGAAGTTTGCGACTTATTATGTGCAGCAATTGAAAAGAAATGTAATGAAGAAGATTCAGAAGAAGATTCAGAAGAAGATTCAGAAGATAAGGCAAACTATAATGAAGATGATGTATAATTTTAACTAAAAAATAATTTTATATTAAAGCAGAGATATTATATTTCTGCTTTTTTTATTTAAAATCATTGCCTTTTTTTAATAGTTTTAAGGTTTGGAATATTCTCTAAATCTCCGTCTAAATCAATTAAACTTGGATCAAA